ACACAACGTGACACGCTAGTGGATCTTGTGCATGCCCTGACGCTGCTGAAACCAGGTGGAGTAATTATTGTCGATGATTATCTGAACAACATGGCAACCAACAATCCTTTGTTACGTCCTCGTGATGCTGTTGATTTTGTTGTTCGTTCGTTCGATAATGAGATCGAGTTTTCTTTGACTGCCGAGAGGCAGGCTGTTATTATTAGAAAGTGAATATGGAAAATAAGTCTTTTATTTGGGTTACATTTCAAAAAGAGGGTATCCATCGATATCCTGCTGCAGGTATTGATCCGAAGCTGAAAACTGGTGACTGGCTGGACGTCAGCTTCTTGTCTGTTCCACATCGTCACATCTTCCACTTCCGTGTGGAGCTTGGTGTAACACATAGTGATCGCGATGTTGAGTTTATTCAATTTAAACGCGAGCTCGAACGTCTCTACACAGACGGTACACTCCAACTTGATTACAAATCATGTGAGATGATGGCAAACGACCTCTCTAATTACATTTTAACTAAATATCCCGATCGTCCACTACGAATAGAGGTAAGCGAAGATGGTGAAAACGGATGTAGAATGTACTACGAAGGTAAGACCGGGGCCTAAGCCAAAATATACACAAGAAGAAGCGTATCATCGACAACTTGAGGCTAACAAAAGATACAGACAGTCTGCAAGAGGCAAGCTTCAAAAGAAAAAAGATGATGAGAAATATGTTAAAAGTGAGCAAGGCAAACAAACTCGAAGAGCAGCTCAGGATCGTCATCGCAGGACTGATAAAGGTAAGGAAACTTATCGGAGATACTGGCAATCTGAAAAAGGGCGTGAGCTTCTTCGACAGTATTGGCAATCACAGAGAGGTAAATCACTCTCGAGAGCAAATGCTGCGGTTCGTCGTCATTTGATACGTGCACAACGCATAAAGGATTTTTATTATGAAGAAATTAGAAAGTGGTATGCAGAGTGTCCTACAGGATTCGAAGTCGATCACATTGTGCCCATCAAGCACGTGGATGTGTGTGGACTTCATGTGCCTTGGAATTTTCAATACTTAACAAAAACAGATAATGCATCAAAAAACAATTATTTCCCGAAAGGTTGATCTTGATTAACTTCTGCCACATCAGTCCCACCGCTTATCTCAATAAGTATACTAAGAGTAACGGAGCGCACTTGCTTCTTGCTCATCTCGTTGAAGAAGATCCTGAGTACCGTGATTACTATGCCAATCTCGATGATGGCAAGTATAAGATCATGGACAATAGTGCCTTTGAAATGTTTAAGCTGGGACGACCCATGTATGAGTCTTCCAAGCTAATTGAGATGGGTAAGGCATGTAATGCAAATTGCATTGTGCTATCTGATTACCCCAAGCAACCTTCACGTGTGACTGTTGAAGCCGCTAAGCGGTTGATCCCCGAGTTCAAGGCGGAGGGATTTGATACATTCTTCGTGCCTCAGAGTGAGCTTGGTGATATCGTCGATCTCGTCAATGCTATTGAGTGGGCTCTTAATAATGATGACATTGACTTGATCGGGATGTCTATTCTCGGCTGCCCTATCGCTATGGGTGTCGACGAGTCTACGTTCGAAGGCGGTAAGCGAAGCGATGCATACAAGATGCAACGCTACTTGTCGCGCCATGCTGTATTCCGTGAATTAGAACGCCGTAAACTGTTGACCGACAAAGCTAAGAAGCGTTTCCACTGCCTCGGAATGGTCGACGGTCCTAAAGAGATCAACTTACTTCGTGAGTACTTTGATTTCATCTTCTCGTGGGATTCGAGCGCTGCTGTGTGGGCAGGTATCAATGGTGTTGCATTTGATGCATCTCCAACTGGCCTACAAAATGGCAAGTTTGAAAAAGAAGTTGACTTTCATTACCAAGGCGAGCATAATCCCGGCTTAGTGTATGAAAACATTCATTACATCGATTGTATGGCCACAGGGAGCTGGCGTTGATTTATCTTGCAGTAACCGGTCCTAAGGGATCGGGTAAGGATACAGTTGCTCAACTTATTAAGGAGCTGTATCCCGATCACATTGTTAATTGCATTGCTTTTGCAGACCCTATTAAGAAAGTAATCAACCACATCTTTGATCTTGATCCTGATAGTCTGGATCAGTACGACAAGTTTAAGAGGGATAACGTTGAGTACAGCCTTCCTGGTTATGTGCGTCACTCTGTCCCAGGTCGTCATGTGGTTCGTGAAATCGGTATGTTGATGCGTCACTACGACCAACACCAGTTTACCAAGTATGTACGCGACATTATGACAGGTGGTGAGTTTGTAAAGAACCGTATTGACATCGTCACCGATCTGCGTTTCGACAATGAGTATATTATGTTGAAAGAGATCGGGGCAAAGATCATCAAGATCACTCGTCCTAATCACACATATGACGGACACATTACTGAGCGTGGTTTTGATGATCATCTTGTGGACAAGATCGTAATGAATGACGGAGATCTTAACTACCTCCGTATTAGAGTTAAAACAGTTATTGATAGTATTTTGAAGGAGTAAGAATGAAGCATATCATGGGTCCAAAAAGTAAGTCAAAACTTACTAATGTACAGCAAGATGATATCCAACCCAATGCGGTAGATCTACGCCTCGGTAAAGTATTCAAGATGTCACAATCTACATTTAAGATTGATGAGACACAAAAGGTGCACCGTGGTTCGTTTGAGATTAAGCCTGATGTACAAGGATATTACAATCTACCAGAAGGTCACTATGAAGTGATTATGGAGAACAAGATTGTCGTTGGTGATGGTGAAGCTGGTTGGGTTATCACACGTTCGACATTGAACCGCAATGGTGTCTTCCTGACATCTGGTTTATACGATACAGGCTACGATGGTGTTATGGCAGGCGTAATGCACGTTACTTGTGGTCCTATGAGGATCGCACAAGGTACACGCATTGGTCAATACCTATCGTTTAATGCAGAAGCCCTGCACAAGTACGATGGTGATTATGGCACCGGTAAAGCTCATGATGAGAAGTATGAAGCTAGTACAACAGATGATGCTGTGCAAGCGGTGGCTGATCTTCTTGCTGGTAAAGAGCCAGCAGAGCCACAACCAGAAGTAAAACGTAAACCCGGTCGTCCATTCGGCACCAAGAAAGCAAAGGAATAATATGGCATTTGAAATTAAAGTCCCGATCGCAGATCTTCAAAAGAAGAAGCTGTTTGTTGCAACCCCGATGTACGGTGGCCAGTGTGCCGGCATGTATGCACGAAGCATTGCTGATCTTGCAGCAGTGTGTGCAAAGTACAACATTCCTTTGCAGTTGTACTACCTGTTTAACGAGTCTTTGATTACTCGTGCTCGTAACTACTGCGTTGATGAGTTCTTGCGTAGCGATGCTACTCACTTGATGTTCATCGATAGTGATATTGGCTTCAACCCTCAAGACGTTATTGCTCTGATGGCCCTGCAGTCTGATGAAAGCGACTACGATGTTATCGGTGGCCCGTATCCTAAAAAGTGTATCAGCTGGGAAAAGATCAAAATCGCAGTTGATAAAGGCGTTGCTGATGAAGATCCAAACGTCTTGGAAAAGTTTGTTGGTGACTATGTGTTTAACCCTAAGTCCAACCAACGTGAGATCCCAATTGGTGAGCCTGTCGAGGTAATGGAAATGGGTACAGGTTTTATGATGATTCGTCGTAAGACCTTTGAGAAGTACAAAGAAGCGTTCCCAACACTATCGTACAAGCCAGACCATATCCGTACTGATGCGTTCGACGGCTCACGTGAGATTCATGCATACTTCGATTGTATCATCGATCCAGTAAGCAAGCGTTACCTGTCAGAAGATTATATGTTCTGCTACAACGTTGAAAAGATGGGATCTAAAGTATGGCTGTGTCCATGGATGAGTATGAACCACGTTGGTAGTTATGTTTTTGGTGGTAGCTTGGCAGACCTCGCATCGATTGGTGCTTCTGCGACTGCTGACGCCTCTCAATTGAAAAAAGGTAAGAAGTAAATTATGAAACTCGAAACACGCACGATGCAAATTTTGAAAAACTTTGCTATGATTAACCCATCGATGCTGTTTCGCGAGGGGGAGATCCAATCAACGATTGCCCCTCAAAAAACAATCCTAGCTCGGACAACATTGAAAGAGACTCTGCCTAAAGAGTTTGCTATCTTTGATCTGTCCCGCTTTATCGGTGTGCTTTCGCTGTTCAACGAACCTGAATTGGAGTTTGATGATGCTCGTGTTCTTATTCAGCAAGGGCGCCAAAAGGTCGAGTATACGTTCGCTGATCCTGAGCTTGTCGTTGCGCCACCTTCTAAGACTCCTGCTATCAATGATCCCGAAGTCAAATTCACATTGACAGGCGAGTCCTTACAGTCTACGATGCGTGCACTTGGTGCCTTGCAATCGACACACATCATCGTTGAAGGTGATGGATCTAACATCTTGTTGGGTGTTGGCAAACCTACCGATCCAACGAGTGATACATTCCGTATTGATGTAGGCACAACAGAGCATACTTTTAAGTTCGCATTCAAGGCAGAAAACATTAAAATTCTTCCAGGTGACTACGAAGTCGAAATTTCCTCAAAAAACATTTCACATTTTAAGTGTAGTGATGTAGAATACTGGATTATGGCAGACTCCAATCACTCTGAATTTAACGGTTAACTAAATGCGTGAAGAATTTCTCTGGGTTGAAAAACATCGCCCACGTAAGATCAAGGACACTGTCCTTCCTCAATCCCTGCAAGCTGTATTCCAACAGTTTGTGGATCAGGACAACATCCCGAACTTGCTGCTGACTGGCCGCGCTGGTGTAGGTAAAACTACAGTGGCGCGAGCCATGCTCGATGAGATCGGTGCAGACTACATGATTATCAACGGTAGTATGCATGGTAACATTGATACTCTGCGTACTGACATCCTCAACTTCGCTAGCACAGTGTCGTTTAGTGGTGGACGTAAGTATGTGATTCTGGATGAGGCTGACTACCTTAACCCGAACAGTACGCAACCGGCTTTGCGTAACTTTATGGAGCAGTACAGTAAGAACTGTGGCTTCATTCTTACATGCAACTTTCGTAACAAACTGATCGATCCATTGGTGTCTCGTTGCAGTGTTATCGACTTTGCTATTCCAAAGACAGAGAAGCCAAAGTTAGCTGCTAAGTTCTACCGCCGTGTCGTTGACATTCTCGCTGCTGAGCAGGTAGAGTTTGAACCTAAGGTCGTGGCTTCTTTGATCGAGCGCCATTTCCCTGACTGGCGCCGTGTGTTGAACGAGCTGCAGCGATACGGCGCATCTGGTAAGGTTGATTCTGGTATCCTATCTAACCTTGACGAGACATCATATAAGAGTTTGATTGAGTACTTGAAGAACAAAGAGTTTTCTAATGTACGTAAGTGGGTCGGTGAGAATGCTGATACCGACACTGCTGTGTTGTTCCGTAAGTTTTACGACACCGCGCATGATCATATGGATTCACCATCCATTGCTCAAATGGTGTTGATTATTGCAAAGTACCAGTATCAAGCAGCATTTGTTGCTGATCCTGAGATTAACCTTGCAGCGTGTATGACTGAATTAATGGTGGAGTGTAACTTTAAATGATTGATGAAAATATTCCCGATCCTATTTGGCACCGCAACATTAGCTTTGCTAAAAGCGGTCTACGTATCATTGCTTGTGGATTCATAGTAACAGGTGGTCTGGTCGGTGCCGGTCTTTTCCTGTTCCTTGCTGAATTACTCGGTATCTTTGAGGAAATAGTGTAATGCAATTTTGGCGGTTGTGGGCAAAAGCAATCGGCGAAAAAGCAAGTGAGGATGATAGGGAAGCTGATAGGGTTGCTATCATCCGCACCGCTATCGTTCTGTGTT